GGACAAGGTTACAGAATTGGCCCGAAATGTGCTAGAAAGAGGCGGCTTTTGGCGAGAAACGACGTGAAATCAGAGCCTTCCGTCAGGATTTCGATGGCGCAGCGCGTCGAAATCTGGCCCATCGAGAAGCTGCGCCCCTACGAAAAGAACGCCAGAACGCACTCTGCGGAGCAGATTTCGCAGATTGCCGCGAGCATCGTGGAGTTTGGTTTCACGAGTCCCATCCTCGTCGACGGCGAGGAAGGCGTGCTGGCAGGCCACGGACGCCTGGCTGCAGCCCGTCAGCTGGGCCTGGAGCAGGTGCCTGTGGTGGTGCTGGACCACCTGACCCCGACCCAGCGCAAGGCTTACATCCTGGCGGACAACAAGATTGCGCTGAACGCGGGCTGGGATGACGCGCTGCTGGCCGAGGCCATCGAGGAGCTCGGCGAGATGGACTTCGACCTGTCGCTGCTGGGCTGGGGTGAGGACCTGCCCACCTTCGCCGACGAGCCGGACTACAGCGTGCTCGACGACGAGGACGACGGCGAGGTCGACCAGCTGGCCGCTGGCGTCAAGAAGGCCATCCAGATCGAGTTCGAGCCCGAGCACTACGAGGAAGCGCAGGAGCTGGTGAAGTTCTGGCGCGGCAAGGGCGGCTACGTCGGCATGATGCTCATCGAGAAGCTGTCTGCGGAGAAGGAGCGTCTGTGACAGCTGACGTTACCGTGGTCATCCCCAGCAAGGGGCGGCCCGAAACGCAATCGTGGCGGCTGTACCAGGAACAGGGTTACAGCTTCGTCCATCTGGTGGAGCCGCAGGACGCCGTCGCCTACCGCAGGGCGGGCACGCCCAACCTCTACGTCCTGCCGGACAACGACTCCGGCATCAGCGTCACGCGCAACCGAGCCCTGCAGTGGGGCCGCGAGCACGGCCTGGAGTGGATGTGGATGATTGACGACGACGTCAATTCGTTCGCCTACGCTCGGGGCGGCAGAGCGCACCGGCGCGGCGCGGAAGTGCTGGCCGACGTGCAGCGCAAGGTGGACTCGCTGCCGTTTCCGGTGGTGGGCCTGCAGTACCGGCAGTACGCATGGAGCGCCGCCGACAGCAAGCCGTACTGCGTCAACAGTCGCCCGGCGGAAGTGGCCGTGCTGCTGCGGCTGCCGCGTATCACCTGGGAGTACAACCTGGCGCTGCCCGGCAAGGAAGACCGCGACTTCTCCATGCAGGCAATCAAGCACTCGCCCGGTGTGCTGACGTTCAACCGCTACGCCTTCAACTGCCCGAACGTTGGCACCAATAAGGGCGGGCTGCAGGACTGGTACCGCGCTGGCAAGGACGCCGAGCAGGCGCGGAAGCTGGCCTTCGCCTGGCATCCCTACGCGGAACTGCAGACCAAGGCAGACCGCGTCGACTGCAAGCTCCTGATGGCTGATTACGCTCGCTCGCTCGGGCGACAGGTGAAATGAGAACCATCGAACTGAAGCGCATCCCGCACACCATCAAGATTGGCGACCAGCCCGCCGAACGTCCGCCGACCCTGTTCGAGGACAGCCTGTTCGTGGACGACGGCGAGGTGGTTGGTTTCTACCTGGCCACGCTGCCCGAGCGGCTGCAGAAGCTGGTGAACGTCGCCGACGCCGAACTGAACAGCAAGCGCGTGCCCAAGAGCGAGATGCGGCGCAGCAGCGGCTTCGGCGGCAAGGGTCAGGAAGTGCGGCAGTACAGCTGCATCATCGGCAGCGTGCCACCGAAGCCCCACATGCGCCGGGCCTACGCCACCAAGAGCAGCGTCCATTCCGTCGCGTCGGCGCGGACGTTCGTCAAGGCGATGATTGCCGCTGGCCGCGAGGCGATGGACATCGTCGAGCAGGTCGCTCCCACGGTCTACGCCACCCACAAGACGGCGGTGGAGCGCCGCGTGCCGGAGGAATGGCGCTTCGCTGACCTGTTCACCAGCAGCATCAGCAACTACAACATCGCCGCCGCCATCCACCAGGACAACCTCAACGTGAAGGGCGCGGTGAACGTCATCATCACCAAGCGCCGCAACAGCACCGGCGGCAACCTCTACGTGCCCGACTACGACGTGACGTTTAACAGCGCGGACAACTCCATGCTGGTCTACCCGGCCTGGCGCAATATGCACGGCGTCACGCCCATCGTGCCGACGCACCCCGGCGGCTACCGGAACAGCCTGGTGTGGTACGCGCTCGATGCGTTCCATGGCCTATGAACGTCAAAGCCTACGCGGAGAGCCGGGGCGTCTCGCACGTCGCCGTCCTGAAGGCCATCAAGCAGGGCCGCATCAAGTCCGCGCGCAAGGTGGGCACGCGCTGGGAAGTGGACCCCGACGCCGCTGACCGTGAGTGGAAGGCCAACACGCAGACCGGCCACCACAGCAGCAAGGCCCCGGACGTTGAGGACGCGCCGCCCGAGCGCCGCCGCAACAGCATCCCCGCCTACGCGGACTCGCGGGCGCTGCGCGAAGCCTACACCGCGCAGCTCGCCAAGCTCGAATACGAGGAGAAGGCTGGGAAGCTGGTCCGCGTCGATGACGTCAAGGTGACCTGGTTCACCGAGGCGCGGCGCACGCGGGACGCGATCCTGAATGTCCCCATCCGCATCGTCGACGAAGTGGCCGCCATCGCGGGCGACCTCAGTGCAGAGCAGCGGCATGAAATCCTGCTGTGTCTGCAGCGTGAACTGATTCAGGCTCTGGAGGAGCTGAGCGGTGGCGATAGCCAACGCCCTTAGTGTTTGCGTTCCTGCCCTGCGTGAAGGTTTCCGGCCCGACCCGCTGCTGGCCGTCAGCGAGTGGGCCGACCAGCACCGCTACCTGTCGCAGCGGGCATCGGCAGAACCCGGACGCTGGCGCACCAATCGGACGCCGTACCTGCAGGAAATCATGGACTCCCTCGGCGCGACCAGCAGCACCGAGAAGGTGGTGTTCGTCAAGGGCGCGCAGGTCGGCGGCACGGAAGCCGGGAACAACTGGATCGGCTACACCATCGACCTGACCCCGGCCCCGATGCTGGTGATTCAGCCGACGGTCGACATCGCCAAGCGATTCAGCCGCCAGCGACTGCAGCCGCTGATCGATGAAACGCCCCGGCTGCGCGAGAAGGTGAAGCCCGCCCGCGAGCGCGACAGCGGCAACAGCGTCCTGTCGAAGGAATTCCCCGGCGGCATCGTCCTGCTGGCCGGTGCGAACTCCGCTGCGGGCCTGCGCTCGATGCCGATTGCGCGGCTGTTCGCCGATGAAGTCGACGCCTACCCGGGCGACGTCGAAGGCGAAGGCGACCCCATCGCCCTGGCCGAGGCGCGCACCCGGACGTTCAGCCGCCGGAAGATCCTGCTGGTGTCGACGCCCACCATCGCGGGAACGTCGCGCATCTGGCGCGAGTGGGAGCTCTCGGATCAGCGGCGCTATCACGTCCCCTGTCCCCACTGCGGTGCGCACCAGCCGATAGCCTGGGACCGCATCCGCTACGACGACAACGACCCGAGCATCCCGCCGGTGCTCATGTGCGAGCACTGCGGCACCGGCATCGAAGAACGCTACAAGCCGAGGATGCTGGCCGAGGGGCAATGGATTCCTGAGAACCCGGACAGCGCCGTCCGGGGCTATCACCTGAGCTCGCTGTACTCACCGCTCGGCTGGTTCAGCTGGGGTGACGCCGTGCGGATGTGGCGGGAAGCGCAGAACAGTCAGGACCAGCTGCGCGTGTTCGTGAATACGGTGCTCGGTGAGGTGTGGGCCGAACGTGGCGACGCCCCCGAGTGGGAGCAGCTGTACCGCCGTCGCGAGAATTACGACATCGCCACGGTGCCCGCCGGTGGCCTGGTGCTCACCGCTGGCGTCGACGTGCAGTCGGACCGCATCGAGCTCGAAGTGGTCGCCTGGGGGCCGGGCCTGGAGTCGTGGTCGGTCGAGTACGTCGTCATCCAGGGCGACACCGCCAGCGCTGCACCCTGGGCCGAACTGGCCCGGCAGCTGGAGCGCACCTACCCGCGCCAGGACGGCGGCGAGCTGCCCGTCTCGAAGGTCTGCGTCGACACCGGCTACAACACGGCGACGGTCTACGCCTGGTGCCGCCAACAGCCCGCCTCGCGCGTGCTGCCCATCAAGGGTCGCGACGCGCTGACGACGATCCTGGGCACGCCATCGTCAGTTGATGTGAACGTGCGGGGCAAGACCATCAAGGGCGGCGTCCGTCTCTGGCCCGTGGGCGTCAGCGTCGCGAAGACGGAACTGTACGGATGGCTGCGCCAGGAGCCGCCGCTGAGCGCCGCTGAACCGTTCCCGCGTGGCTTCTGTCACTTCCCGCAGTACGGCGAGGAGTACTTCCAGATGCTGACTGCTGAAGAACTGCAGATGCGATTGGTGAAGGGGTTCCGTCGTTACGACTGGGTGAAGACGCGACCGCGTAACGAAGCGCTCGACTGCCGCGTCTATGCGCGTGCAGCGGCGACCGCGATGGGTCTGGACCGCTGGCCCGCCGAACGCTGGGCAGAGATTGCAGCGTCGTTCGCGGATGCTCAGGTATTCAAGCAGAAACCCAAGGAACAGCAGCCTGCAGTTCGTCGCCGCCGCTCGTCGTACCTGTCGCGGTGATTTCCTTCAGGACTTGCCACGACTAGAATGGGCTGTGATAAAGGCGGCCTGAATCAATGGCATTCTCGTCTGAACAACTGGCAGCACTCGAAGCGGCGATTGCCGAAGGTGCGCTTCGCGTCCGCTACGACGGCAAGGAAGTTCAGTATCGGAGCCTCAGCGAAATGCTGCAGGTGCGCGACATGATCCGCCGCCAGCTGCTCGGCGGCGAACGCACCCCGACCCGGAAATACC